CAGGGGTTTGTTATAACTCTTGTAGGCATGCTCAAGAATGTTCATGTCATACGTGGGACCTTGCGCCCATATCAGCTTGGAGTGCCAAATTAGTTTGCCTAGTTCATCCAGTGCTTGATCTAGAGGAATGCGACCATGTTCGTTAAATGCTTCTTCTCGTGCATGAGTGGGCTGAGTTGCCCACCACTCAATTGTGCTGTCATCAATATGGCGGTCTGGCTGGCTTTCCAACAAAACCCGGGCATAGTAATGCTTGTCATAGTAGCCTTGGCCAAAGGGATCAAATGCTTGAGCAGCTATAGTGAGGATACAAGTATCTGGGCCAGTTGCTAGCCCTTCTAGGTCGATCATTAGGTGTGACATGCTGTTATTATAACAGCATTACACTACAATGTCAATTAGCCAATGACCCAAGTCAGGGGCTGGCTAGCATCCACATAATTAACCAATTGACCAATTAACTCGTCTTGAGCAGTTTTGGCTTCTGATTTCATGGCTACACCGTTTAGAGTGCCGCCACCTTGGGGTCCAGCAATAGTACCAAATTTTTCGCGAGCTTCGCCAATAATCATCTTGCAAGTGGCTACCATGTAGTCTTTGATCCACTGCTGGATCTGGAAGTCACTCAACAAGTTAATTTCAGGCTTGAGCTGATAAGTCCAAAGTAGCACAGCTTCGCCAGAGCCTTTTGGGTCACGAATCAGTTGTAATTTCTTGGTCACCTGGTTATAGGTGTAGTTCATAAAACCACCGAACATTTTAGCTGCCAATTCCACATACTGACTGTAGAAATCATAGGTAGCAAGACCGCCGGCTACGTTAAAGTTCATGAGGTAAACCTGCAGGCTGGCTTGAGCAAAGGGGTCAAAGTTTGAAGCATAAGGTCCTGTGGCATCACCGAATGTTCTGCGGAACACCTGACGCACACTTACTACTTCTTGGGGCAGGGTATAGATGTTTTCGTCTTTGACCAGGTACATAAAAATGTATGCCTCTTCGTAGGCATTGTTTGCACGTTGGCGATAAGTGCCAATGGTCTTCTGGTAGGCTATTTCGTAGTGCGCAGGATCTAGTTCCAAATCAATGATTTGGTCGCCCAGCATGAGTTGGCAATACTCAATTAGGTTTTGTTTAAGTTCACTCAGCATATCTTGTTGTTCAGCCATACAGGGACTCCAGGTCCCTGTATTTAGCTTACCAAACGCGGAGAATCATCAAGTTCTCAGTGCCGCGAGCGTTCCAGGCTGTTTCTGTGGTTGTAATGTCTTTGAACAACTTTCGAGCCGCAGGCTTGCCAGCAGTCATCACAGCCTTGATGGTCTCCGCTGGTTTGCGTACAGTTTTCTGCAGAGTTTCTACAGTACTAACCCCAATCACAGCATTGTTTTTTACAGTAAACACCTTGGTATAATCGTCAGCTACAATGTGGATGAGCTTGCGCTTTTTGGTGTCATATAGCCAAGCTTCTGACTTGTCCACTAGCTGTGCCGCAGGCAGTGATTTGAGTTTGAGTTCAGCAAACTCTGCCTGGATTTTGAACTTGGCTGTTTTCTTCTCTGGTGTCACTGCCTTGACCGTGCGAGGCTTGCGTTCTACTTTTTTAATTTGAATGTAAGCACCACAATCGCTAATCACAAGCTCACAGAACTTAACACAGGCCTTGAGCTGTGTTTTTGTCATGTAGTCGTAGGCCTTAGCAATGTCAGCGTCGCGGCCTTCTACTGCTGTTTCGAACTCTGCAAGTTTGCGAGTCCATGTGTCACGAATCCTACTGATCATCTGCGGAGCAATGCTCATGCTACGCATCAATACCACAGGTTTGTAGTCAGCATTGAGCTTGGCACCAGAGGTAATAAACTCATCAAAAAGTCCGTCAAGTTCGCCTAGGCACTCTGATACCTTTTCACGCAACCGGTCCTGGATGGTGATCTTGGGCACTGTGTCCTCTAAGGGTGCTTCCTCTGCCACTTCATCTTGTTTGGATTCCAGGATCTCTTTTAGCAAGTTATCCAACTTGATCTGCTCGTGCTCTGTAAATTCAAGCCCTACCATGCTCATACGGCACAACCAACCTGTGGTCAAACGGATTGAGCTGTCCGGGATGCGTTTGAGTGTGCGAACGTCTGCTTTGCGACCGTGCACTTCTAGGTACGCAACAATCATTTCACGGGCATCCTTTTTACCGTAAAAGTAATTGTACCAGGAAAAAGCATGACTTAATGCACTGATACGATTGTCTGTGGGCTGAGTTTTCCACACGGGTTCCATGCCCATGGCATTGGTATCTGCACTGCGTGGGTTCAGGGGTTTAACTGGTTTCATGCCGGCTCCTTTTGAATCAATGTTGTAATTATAGCAGTTTTTGATTATTTGGTCAAGTCGGCACAAAGTAGTACTAAAGTAGCATCTGTTTCGTTGCGGAATGTAATCCAATATGGGCGGCTTGAATTGCTGTTCGGGGCATGTCCAAAACCTCCCCACCAATCCCCGTTGCGCCCGTACCCATGGCCTGTTAACCGTGCTCTACAAATTTTTTCGTATGCAGCAATTTTTGCTGGTTGATATGAAGCAAACCGAAAGGCTATTGTGTGCCCATGTTCTTTGAACTGTTTAAAACGACGGTTTAACTTAACTACTTTCATAGCCAAATTATAGTAGTTCAGGATTTATTGGTCAACCTGCCCATAAATACTAAACTATGCCACGCCTAAGCCTTTACCGCCCCAACAGAACCCGCGATTACCAATTTTTGGATAAGACAATATCCGAAATGTACACCTTAGGCGGCCTTGATATTTTTATACACAAATACATGGGCCCACAAGCCGGAGGCGCTGATTCAGCACTGAGTGGCAACGGCGATGCTACACAACCTGTGTACGAAGATGTAAATGTACTCAACATCCAAGACCTGCTGTTGCTGGAAAATCGTGATCGAATCTATGATCCAGATATCTATGTCATGCGTGGCGTATATCGTACACAAGACGTTGATTTTGACCTTACGCAATTTGGATTGTTTCTGAACACTGATACGCTGTTTATCACATTCCACTACAACGACATGATAGACACCTTTGGTCGCAAGCTCATGGTAGGGGACGTAATTGAAGTGCCTAACCTCAAAGACTATCATCCACTAAATTCAGCACTGCCTTTGGCATTGCCCAGATACTATGTTATACAAGATGCTGCTTTTGCCAGCGAAGGGTTCTCAGTGACATGGCAACCACACCTATGGCGTGTAAAAGCTCAACCGCTGACCAACGCACAAGAATACAAAAATATTCTTGACAAACCATTTGTAGCTGAGTACATTTGGGACCCAGATGATTACTATCCATTGGGCAGTATTGTTAACTATGGCGATGTTTACTATCGAGCCACACACAATGTTCCTGCTGGTACAGATATTACCAACACCAATTTTTGGGTAGGGTACACTCCGCCTACCATCAGCGACATGCAGAGTACTCGTCCCAAAGATCAACAAATCAACGATGACATTCTTGCACAAGCCAACGTCGAAGTGCCTGTTTCAGGTTACGATGTTAAAGATTTTTATGTTGTACCTACATTAGAAAGTGGACAACCTGCTGACCCTACTGGTCTCACTGCGGATGGCACCACAACAGTAGATGGCACACAAGGCGGTCAGAGTGTTACACCACGTGCTGATGGATACACTGCTGGTTACCTAACTGGCGACGGACTGGCTCCCAACGGATTCCCAGTCACACCCGGTGTGAGTTTCCCGTTAGGCGCTGTGGCTGGAGATTATTGCCTGAGGCTAGACTACAAGCCCAACAGACTGTTTAGATATGACGGTCGTAGATGGATCAAGATCGAAGAAAAAGTGCGCACTCAGCTGGACAATGGACCAACCAACCAAACTTTGCGCTCTGGATTTGTAAACAATACATACACAACCAATACTACAGACCTGGGGGCTATACCTCAACGTCAAAGCTTGAGTCAAGCTTTGCGTCCCAAAGCCGACAACGGCGACCAAGGTGGGAATTTGCCACCAAACCCGCCACCACCTTACTACGGTAATAGATAATGCAACAATTTTTTTATGGCGAGCCATAAATAAACACATGCACATATACAAAATCACTAACATTATTAATAACAAAATGTACATAGGTCAGACTATTCAGAAAAACCCCAAGATGCGTTGGTATGATCATTGTGCTAGGGCCAGAAAAGACCAAAACAACCATCTATACAACAGCATGAGATTGTACGGGGTAGAAAATTTTGTTTGGGAAGTTATTGATTCAGCAGATAATCTCAACGACTTGAATCTTAAAGAACAACATTGGTTAGACGAGTATAGAAAAACTACAGAAGTTTATAATCTTAGAGAAGCAGGGAACAATAAGACTCATAGCAAGCAATCAAAAGAAAAAATGAAAAAGTCCCAGAGACAAGCACATGCACGTCGACGTGCAGAAGGCCGTGACACTTGGACTCGTCAAGATGGTGGTGCTATGTTAGGCAAGTCACATCCAAGAAAAGGTACATCAGGATTGTGGTCTATGCCTGATGAAGCAAAAGAAAAACTACGTCAGGTACAGTTAGAAAAAAGTGGCACCAAAGGAAAAACTTGGAAGCTCATTGACGGTAAACGAACATATATGGAGAAAACACAATGAGTCAGCAATTTTTCTACGACGCACAGATACGTCGATTTCTTTTACAATTTGCCAGAGTATTCACTGGATTCCAAATTGAATACGGCAACGAAACCGACGGTGTCAATGCTGCCAGCCTGTTGCGTGTACCAGTACGTTATGGCGACGCTAGCCGAAATGCGCAAACCATCATCCAGGAAAACTCAGCAAGTTCGTTGCCATCCACCCCACTGATGACATTCTATATCACAGCGTTGGAATATGATCGCCCAAGAATACAAGAACCATACTTTGTGGACAAAAAATCAGTGCGTCAACGCACCTATGATTCTGCTACAGAAATTTTTGAAACCACACAAGGCAATGCGTTTACTATTGAACGACTGATGCCAGTGCCTTACAAACTCACAATCAACTTAGATGTATGGACATCTAACACTAGTCAGAAACTTCAATTGTTGGAACAAATTTTAACGCTGTTCAATCCTAGTTTAGAAATTCAAAGCACAGACAACTACATTGACTGGTCAAGTCTCAGTGTAATGTATCTTGACCGCGTGAACTGGAGCAGCAGAACCATACCACAAGGCACAGAAAACCCTATTGATATTGCTACATTAACTTTTAGCTTGCCAATCTGGATATCTAGCCCAGCCAAGATTAAGAAGTTAGGTGTAGTAGAGCGCATTGTAGCTGGCATATTTGATGCACAGGGCGATGCTTCAGATGCTATAACCAATAATGATTTGTTGTTGGGCACTAGACAAATGTTCACACCTTGGAATTACAAGCTGGTGGTCGTTGACAACAGAATTCAAATACTGCCTAATCAAGCTGTGGTACCCAATGGCAG